TGTAGTAAATAGTCATTGACTATCTCGGATATCTCAAAAGTCACATTCTCTGCAATTGCAAACGATGTTAATTGGAATAAGTTTGTTCTGTCTGTTTGATAAGTGCCAGTATAAATATATATCTCCATATCTACTTGCGTCAAGTTGGTTGCAGATATATTTACGTAATACGGACTCCTTGCGTTTATTTTAGCCATTCTCTTTGTTTTGTTCTATAAGTAGATTTAAAAAATCCTCTACATCCATTTTTACTTCTTTGGTTAGTTTCTTGTCTATATTGTTTATTGCACTTTTATAAGCATTTGTAAAAAATAAGCTAGGCTCTAAACCTTTCTTATATATAGATCTAGCTATTATAAATTGTAAAGACTTACGCTTTATAAACCTACCCTTTTCATCTCTTATGCCTTTTAGTTTTTTCTTAACTATCCACTTGTCTAGCTTTGATGGAGGCGGCATCTTGTCTTTAAAACTGTATGGTGTATTATACTTTGTTTCTACACCGCTTACCCCTTTGTCTACATACTCCCCATAATCTGCCATCAATATATCAAAGGACAACGATGTCTCTGTCTCCTTTATGTCTGTGCCTCTCAAGCTCTTTTCTAAGCCTCCTCCGCCCTTTTCTTGCTTTTGTAGGTTAGACTTAGACTCTTCGATTATAAGGTCTCTAAGAGCTTCTAATGCAATCTTTAGGTTTTTAGCTGTCACAAATATCTATGTTATTCATTACTACTAAAGTAAAGCTCAACGCCCAACCAGTAACCTCATTCTCAAATCTATCCGTAAAAGGCTCTAACGTTGTAGACCCATCTAATTGATAGCCATCTCTATGCGTAGCTCCTTTGCGTAGTATCTGTACAAATTTATTCAGTACCGCTAACTGCGTGTTCTTAACATCCATCTCATTATCGTTACCCCTAAATATGTCTACCGTTTCATTTTTAGAAGTGTCAACTATATCCATAGCTAGTATACTAAAGTTAAAAGACATCGTTTGCCCAGACTCCGTTATGTTGTTTAGAATCATATGAGCTAAAGGGAATATGTTTTGTTTATTAAGATCTACCTTTGTTATATCTCCTCTTGTTACGGTATTGCAATTTACGTCTGCGAGTAGTATGTCCTTTAATGTATCTAGTACATCGTAATATGCTATTGCTCCTCTGTGTGTTATTAACGTCATCTTTTAAATTTACTTTTTATATTTCTTGCCTCTAGCTCTGCTTTGTCTTTCATAAAGGTTAATGCGTATAAACACTTATGCACATTTAAACCAGTTACCTCGTCTAGTCTTCTAACATCATACCCAGCGAGTGCTTGAATCGACTGATACCAACCCCACTTGCTTGCAAAGTTGCTTGTAGCGTCGAGTCCTCCATCCCCATTTGATCCAAATAATTCGTCATAGCTACTGACAACTCTTTCCCTAAATTGTAAAAAAAAACCATACTACTGATAACCGCATCCATTGGTGTATGAATCATTGCATCGTAATAACGGTCTCCCTTATACTCTTCTATTAAATACTTACCGCCAACTTTCTGTTTAATCGGTCTGTATAATACTGCCATCACTTTATACATATTGTCCCAGTCCCCTAAGTTTCTGTCTATGTCTATATACTCTCCAAAGGTCATATCATCTAGCTTAGGTATAAACCCAAACTCCGTATCTCCTAACTTAAATGTATGTACCAGATCTGGCTGTTCGTTTAAGGTTATCGTTATTATGTTTACGACTTTTCTTATATCCGACATCTTGTATTCTACTGCCTCTATAAGCGGTACCTTACAAAAGATCTCTAACACTTTTTGATGAATAAAAACCTCGCTATACTCATCTTCTTCATTCGCATCTATTACCTTTAGATATTTGACATAGTCACTTAAAGGTATTTCTGTTAATCGGTTAGGTACATTTACTTGTAACTTCATATTAATATAACGTATAAATTATTTCTTTTTTTATAAAATTGCATACTTTCCAAAGTTAGGCTGACTCATTATTGAATAACAAGCGTATCTTGTGCTGTCAATTAAATGGTCGTTCTTTGGCTCTGGTTGATTGGTTAGTTTNCCNCTCTTGTCTTCTTTCCACTTATAGTCCCTAAATTCTTGTATAGCGTTATGGCTGTCTTTAGTGATATGTATCTTGAATCTCTTTAGTAAGTCTATACCAGCATTGATAGAGTCTTTACCCTTTACACTAGGTCTTATGTTCCAACCCATCTTCCTAAGCTCGTCATTTAATCTTGGCTCTGCTGAGTCTGCAAAGATTAGGTCTCTCTGTATTCCTAAGTCTTTTAGTCTTTGGTGTATGTCTCTTCCAGTCATCATAGTTTGGAATATGTACTCTTTTATATATAAGTCATAGCCTCTCTTCCATACGCCCACCATAGCAGTAGGATCGTTTGTGTATCCGTAATCTAAACCAAAACTAACAAACTCTGCATCGTCTGGCACTTTGTCTGTCTCATAGTATTTAAATATAGTTGCTTTACTATACCCTCTCTCTCCTAGTCCGTATATCCTCCAGTAATGGTCATCTGTTTCTTTTAGTCTCTCTATCTCCTCAATGATACTAGAGTCTAGGAATTTGTTGTCTAGGTATGTGGTCTTATAAAACTCTACGTCTTCTCTTGGGATAACCTTGTCGTATATCCAATGATAAAAGTCTGATGGGTTAAAGTCTATAACTATCTTCTCGGTTGTTCTAAATACCAACTGTTGCCAGTCCTCATAGTCTAACTCGTTAGCCTCGTTTATAAATAAAAACTCTCTCTTACGACCTCTAATCTTTTGTGGCTGATCTACACTAATAAACTCTATAAGGTTACCATCTAACTGATACTCGCTATTACTTTTATTATGATTAGACTCTAAGTACTTATTATGTATTTTAAGTATGTCTATGAAGTCTCGCATTACTGATGACCTAAGAGCTGGAAACGTTTTACGACATATAGTGATAGTCTTACCAGTATGTGTTTGGCAATAGTGAAATATAATAAAGAGCAAAATGTTATAAGTCTTCCCAGACCTAGTCCCTCCTTGCTCTACTACTATTTTTTTCTGACTATCTAAAAGATGCTCAAATACTACATTGACATTTACATCCACTATCTATGAATCTTTATGTTTATCTCTTTGTCTGTTGTATCGTGTTTTATTTCTCTCTTTGTTCCGTTAAGTCTGTGCGCCTCTTCATCATCCGCTATCAGTTTCATTAATCCTATTTGTAGTGTAGGGTTGTCTGACTTGTACCATTTGTCCCTCATATCTACTTTCATATTAATTCTATTTTTTGATAACGCTCTTTTTATATCGTCTAATTCGTCTAGTTTATGATTATAGAATGTAGCCTTAGTAAAGGCGGTATATGCGAATATATCCCCTATGAATATTAAGTTATTGTCTTTTATTGCCTTTAAACAATCTTTAATCATCTCTTCTGTGTCGTAAGCCATAAGTAAGTCTTTTATAATATAACGCTAATTTTAAACTATTTGTAAACTATCTATTGCTTTTTTTATTGCCTCTCTTACTTTTATTACGTCTTTATCTACATCTTGTTTCTCTCCCATTGGTTTTTTACCTATAACTATTTGCTCCGACTCCATCTCTAGGAGTATGTACTGATACACCTTATAAAAGTTAGGCTCATACTTTTCTATAGTTTCGAAGTTCTTCATAGAGTGTACTATCGATGCGTGTGACCTACCTANATAATTTGCTATCGTNGACATAGTCATCATAAAGTGTTCTCTTAGTATTTTATTGAATATAATTCTAGCGTATACATATTCTCTTTTTCTTGTATCTGTTCTTACGTCTAGTCCAGTATAAAACTTTATACGGTCTTTTATGTAATTCAAATCTCTTTCTCTTTTATTTATCATAGTGTTCCAGTTATAGTAAAGTCATTAACGTCAAAATCTTCTCTTTTGTAATCTTCATATATTTGTATAGCTCTTTGTACTTGCTCCTCTCCTACTTCATAAAACTCCTTAGACACATCCCATACTGCTATATCTAAATTCTTTTTGTCTATACATAGGAATTTAAAGTCTTTGTAGTTACACTTAAACAACTCGCAGTAGATATACACTTGGAGGAAGTATCTAAATTTATAAGCTGACCTATTAAAGTTTCTTACGTCTATTGTAGTTTTTAAATCTACTATCCCTCCTTTGTTTTTTAAGATGTCTGCCTTAGCTCTAAAAGGATAGCCAAATAATTCTCCTACTGCTGGGATCTCTGTTCTGCTATCTCTCATTAGCTCCATTGCTCTAGAATTTTTACTTATTGCATCTACTAATCTCTCTGCGTCATTCAACTCTTTTTTTGTAAATACGTCTGGATATTCTTCTTTAGCCTCTTTAAACTTTTTAGTGTTCTTGCTCTGCACGTCTATAATTACAACGTCATCCATTTTTTCTGGCTCTAGTATCATTGTATGGAATAGCCATCCATCACGTAATGCTTGACTGCTTTGCTCTCTACCGTACTTCATAGTATAGTGATACGTCTTTGGACTATCTAATAGTAACTTTAAATTACTAGAAGAAAAAGCTGCCTTGCCTAAGTAGCCATAGTAAAACTCATCTGAGTAAGCATTGTCTACTAATTCTTGTTGATCGTGTTCTGTATTGTCTAATAATTTTATCTTCATTGTTTTAAACTGTCGTCTATGTAACTAGACTTTTTATTTGTTCTACTGTAATAATTTGTTTGACTTGTCTCATCACAAGCTATAAACTTAACTTTGTCTGTCGCTGGTTTTAATTTATACCAACGCCCACTTTTTGTTTTTCTCCAGAGTGACTTCATATAATTGCGTTATCTAATTGCTCTATTATGTGTCGTATCTCACTACGTTCAAATTTACCAGTTACCTCTGCATTGTATGTCTTAAATGTTAAATGATAAAAATCTTTGTCTGCATCTCGTATGTTTTCTCGTTTTCCTAAATGCTCTATGTTTATAGTGAATTTCATTTTTTTATAAATTTTCTTAGTTGGTTATTAATTCTTTTTAGTAAAGTTACTCCTATAATTAAAGCAGCGACTGTAAATATATTTACGTGATACCAATCGTCACATACTCCTAATACGTGTTTTAAAATCTCCATAGTTTTTATTGTTGTAATATTTCTATAAATTCTGCGTGTTCCCTACATTCCATACATATATCTGTTTCATTCCATCGACCAGCACCGCAACAATCAGAAGACTCATACCAATGCTCCTTAACCCCTCTCCTTGACCTTGTGTAGTTTCTTAGTAATTTACGAAGTCTAAGTTTCATTACCAGTCGTATTTAAGTTTTACTTTTGACCACCAGCTAATATGCTGATACTCTTGTTCTGTGTATACGTGTACTCTTCCTCTTTTGTCTGTTATGGCGTGTAAGCCAGTAGGTAAAATTTTGTGTGTCATTTTAGTTATCATTTAGTTTGTCGTAAAAATAGTCTTCTATCTCTTCTATTAATTTTGTATCCGTAACAACGGATCTATTTTGAAAATCATAAACTTCTAATACTTCTAGCTTATGAGGATCTGGAGGATAAGAATAGCTGCCTTGTGTGCCTAAGCTATATATATACTCTACCTCATACTCATTAAAGTCTCCATCTGTGTAGTTGTCTGTTACCTTATTCATTATCTTGTTAGTGCTTGTAGTTTCTCTCTTAACTTAAAGTTCTCATCCCTCTGCTTATCTAAAAGTGTGTCTAGAGTAATATTGCGCATCTCTAAGTTATTAGTATAGAAATACATCTCTGTAACGCATTTGATTAGATTATCAAAAGTCTTGTTGTCTGGTCTAGCGTCTTTCCAAGCTATAAGCTGTTCTCCTACAACTTGAAAGTTTGCGTTATACAATTGCTTGTCTAGTAAATTAGTCTTCATTTCATTGTTTTGTTATAAATATCGATATGCAAGATATATAAAAACAACGATATTAACAAACTTATTAACAATCTTTTTTATTAAAGTACTCCTCATAAGGATTTATATGTGTGCTTTGCTCATTCCTATTAATGAGACTAGCTTGTTTTTCTGTAAGCATATAAACCTCTTTCTGTATTTTAGTATTGTCCCACATTGTAGTCTTAGGACAGTTTGAATTTTCAGACTTTGGTAGCTCTAACGTGTTTAACCAAAACGTATAGTTACCTTTAGGATCATTAACGAAGTATATTTTTACCACATCTTCAGGCAGACTCATTAGTCTATCATACTTAGACTTCTCTATCATTTTAGTCTCGTAGTATTTTCTTCGGAATTTCATTTCGATTACGCAAGGCAATCCCTTTGGCGTGTATCCTTTTGCATCATAGAAAGTGTTTTTATCTCCGCACCATTCTAAACTCCAACCATCTAGATTTAATAAACCTACAGTAGCTTTTTCGTATTTTTCTATTACATTCATTCTGGCTGGTCTATGCTTAAAAAATGTTCATTTAATTTATCTACCCATTCGTTCCATCTTTTTTTATTACATCCGCAAGGTAGCCAGTATTTTTTATTAAATACATCTGCGAAATAAGTAGCGACCATTATAGCGTCTTCTCTTGTTCGCCTTTCTTTTCTTTCCTCACGAAGTCTAAAATTATGCCAGTTAAAATATTGTTCTTTTGTCATTTAAAAGTAATTATCTAATTTATCTCTCCTTTGATCGCAACCGCAGTCCTCTCCCCATATCTTTTTTACAATCCACCTTACCCCAGTATATCTAAATATTGTCTCTAAAAACGTACCTAGTTTCATTGCTCGTATATATTTTTTATTTGTTTCTTTATTACTGCGACTGCATATCTTATAGTGTCGTACTTAATACCAGTCTCTTTACTTAGCTGAGTCATACTCTTGCCAGTTTCAAAAACTGCATCATATATTGTTCTAAGATATAACTTCTTTAAGGATTCTTGCGTATAATCTACTTTACCATTTTCAATATTTAAAGTGTTATCGTCTATCCATTTGTTTAAAGCATAGTATTTATTATCTATACTACTATCCTCTGTATACTTCTCTCCCTCTAATTCTGGTATATTCTCGTCAGATATTAAAGAAAAGTTTTTCTCTTTCCTCTTTAAGTCTATTACCATATTACGAAGTATTAAATAACAACCGTAAAAGTTTGGCTTATTATTTTCGTACAAATAATCTGATTTGCATACGTGCATTTTTATATAAAACTCTTGCACGATATCTTTTGCAGTCTCTAAATTGCATCCATTATCTTTAACATACCCTACCCAAAGCCTATCGTATTTATATAACTCTTCAATCATTTGGCTTAACATACGTTATACTAAATAAAACTATACCTATCAATAATTGATGGATAACTTGTCTCCCCTCTTCAATATCGGTTTCATCATATAGATACAAAAAACCCAGACCTACAATTAAATGAAACTGCAAAACTGGGTTATACTTATTGCTTATTGCTATGATAGCGACTAATAAAACTATAAAAGCAAACATTGAGTAAATAATCATAACAACTTTTTACTCAAATATACAAATTTTTGTTAAACTTTCTTTAAAAATTTTAAGGCTTTAACATTTTCTTGAATTTTTTGTACGATTGGTTGATTATCAATACTATATCCTACGTTATTTATTACGGATCTTATACGTACTGGAAAGTCCATTGGCGTAGGTCTACCTCCAGTTTCTACTTCTTTTACTTTTCTGACGTGTATATGTGTTATCATATAGTCAGTAGGATGCTGGATATACCTATGTATAACCCAGAAGTCATCAGCACGATTTACAAACTTAGCACCGCCCTCTACATCTCCAGCTTGAGGTGGTAAAGGAAAACCAGCGTATTCGTGATTTGCATTGTGTAACATTCTTATAGCACTTGTATTAGCGTGTACGTTTAGCCATAACGTTACATTGTTCTGTTTGCAGAATATTCTAAACTCTGTTGTTGCTTGGTAATCGTATTCGTGACCACCTAAACTTTTCATTAGCTCTTTGTCTTTTGCTAGTGAATTATATGGGTCTACCATAAAACCATCATAGTCCCATAACTGCTTTTGTAATATACCTAAGTTGATAAGGTCTCGATAGGTATACATTTGCTCGGCATTTATTATTTTAAAATACTTCTTTATAAAATTCGTATGCTCTATAAACTCCTCCTCTTTAATTACGTTTACTGGTTTTATAGCTAAATACTCTACAAGTTTACGTATTATACTGTGAGGCTCATTTTCGCTAGAATACACTAGCCACTTTTTACCATACTTCAGAGTATAACTAAGCATTAAAAAAAGGACTGCTGAAGTTTTACCTACGTTTGCTTGTCCTAATATCACATTAAAATTACTCGGCTTAAATCTTATGTGTTCATCTATTTGATCTATGTCTAATTTCTCTCCCTCTTTTAAACTGCCATTCCTTATTTGTCGCAGCTTTTCTAATTGTTCATTGTAGTCTATTATCATTGTTTGTATTTAAAAAGGCTACCCATTTACGAGTAGCCTACTAATATATTAATTATTATTAAAATGGCAAATCTTCATTTACCACTTCTCTATCTGGCATCTGTTGCTTTGCAGTCACTTGCTCCTTTTCTTTCACTATTGTAAAAGTCTTAGCGTAGTGCTTGTCTGGATTTTTCTGACTTTGTAATATATCAAAGTTTAACCAGCCATTGTTTTCGTCTGCTTTCTTTTTGTTTTGCACTAACCACTTAGCCATTTCGTCTGCCCTTATAGCAACGCTTGTTACTATGAAATCATACTTACCCTTTTTACAGAATAAGAAATCTAAAAATTCTGTTTTACCAGCCATAATTATCTGTTTTTTAATTAAATTATTTATATACTCTTTGTTACCCAATTATACATTATCTCTGCGTCTTCTAAAACGGACTGCACATCACTATCCCCTCTTTGTGCGTGTAGCTCTGAAGAGGCTTTTAAGCAAGTCTGTCTTATGATTGACGTTTGTACATCATCTTTGCGTACAGATTGTGATACGCTTTTATTACCGTAGTTTTGTTCTCGAACAATCTTTGCGTTTCTCATTTCCGCATTACTTACAGTATACTTAATAGTGTCCCCTATAGAGGCTTTAAATTCTCCCTTAGAGAAAAAGGTGTACGCTTGTCCATCTGCAAACGTTACGAGATGCTTATTCATCCCATTCCATTGTCCGTTGATATCAACGTGTTTAATTTTTCCAGTCTTCATTATTTGTGTTGTTTAAAATTTCTACTTCTATTATTGATTCTAAATACGCAACCCTACTTTGCAAAGCTGTGATTCTTGCGTTTAAAAATTCTATCGTTTGATCGTTTGGAGTCTTTGTGCTAATTACTCTATATACATCTTCACTACCAGTCATAACCTTTTTTATTTAAAAATTCGTGAAATGGCTCTGTATCGTTAAAAGCGTGAAAGATGTTTGATAAACCAGTAAGTAGCTGCAAGTCTAGAATATAAGTATACTTTAAATGTGTTAAATATACCTCGTTTCCTAAAATCTCTATTAATACTTTTGTGTTGGAGGGATAACTATCGAGTCTGTCGTTTAGTTTTTTTATAAACTCTGGCTTTAGTCTTGCCAGTAAATTGTTTTCAGAATCGTATTGTTTTTTTAATTCTGGGTAATCGATTGCTAGATTCATTGTTATGAAATTAGTTATACATTGTTTGTGACGAAGTTATAAAAAAAAAACCTATTTACAAAATTATAAACAAAAAAAAGGCTAGTCGCTAAACTAACCCTTTTCTCAAAACAATGATAACATACCATATATAAGGTTATACAAATGTAACTTAAATTAATTCTTTAACCAAACTTTCATAATGTTTTATTAAATCTATTAATTCAAAATCCGCTTGTTTAATTGTTTGTCTAGATTTCTGAAGTAACTCATCGGCTTTGTCATATCCAAACTCTTTATTAAGATTCATAGCAAATATATAATTCTGCCCATATCTCATACAGTTACATTGATAGCATTGCGGTCTACAGTTATCCTCATCCCATCTTAAAATTCTTGAGGCTCTGCTAATAAAGTGTCCGTTCTGCATACCTTGTCCTTTCCAGTACGCTTTCTTATCACACGTATAGCATTTTACTATACCATTTTGATCTGCATACTTTCTCCTTATATACTCGCTGAATATAGTGTCTAATTTCTTTATGAGATTTTTTCTGGATATTTTTCTAGGCATAAACAAATATAAAAAAAAATGCCTAACAATTTGGTAGACTAATAAATTTTTAGTTTTTTCTACTATTATAGTCTATTATAGTCTAGACTATTATAGAATTATATATATATATATACGTTAATATAGACTAGTCTATTATAGACTACTTTTTCCAATGTTTAGTTATTTTTTCGGCTGATCTCATACCAAAATAACCACCATATACTAAAAGCAATAACGAGGATAGTAAATCTATCCAATTAGAATCTATTTTAAAGCCATCTAACGAGCTATCTAATATTATATAGATAAATAGTGTAGCAGTTAAAAAAGCTAACGTTAGAGGTCTTATATTGCGTGTTAAGTAACTATCTGTTTGGTTGTCGCTTACCCACCTTTTTGTAGTCTCCTCTATTTCTTTATTCTGCTGATCGTGTATTAATTGCTGTAGTTTTATTTTGTCTTCTGTAGATATGCTAGATTTTGTTATTTCGCTTATCGCTTCGCTTGGAGAGACTACTCCCTCAAGGACTTGACCTAAAGCTGGGTTAATGACTTTAGCAGCTCCTAGCAATAGCTTTCCTACTGTAGTGTCTTTGAATTTCTTTTTAGGCATAATTACTTTCTTTTATCCCAACGAGCATTACGCCCTCTAATATCTATGTGTGTAAAGCTATCGTATCTACCTAGTCCACCTTGTTTAATAAAGCCTCCCTCTTGTAGTTTTTCAATAGCGTTTGCTACTTGATCTGGAGTAAGATTTTTTACTTTTATATCTGCTGCTTTTCCCTTTAAATGCTGCGACTTAGAAACTCCTCCAATTTGACGATTATAATTTTCACATCTATAAGCACTATTTATTTTAATAGGCTCGTCTAACATATCTCTAACAATTTGTAGATTATCAGCCAATTCTTGTATGTTATTATAAACATCATCTGGCATTTGACAATCACACCCTTTTAAGTTACCCTTACACTTAAACTCTTCTATGTTAAAGTTTTTTGTCATTCTTTTTATGATTACTGTATATCTTCTGTAACGTGTATACAATAGACGCTAGTAAAAGCATAATCTTTAAACTGTTCTCTACTTGCGTGAAACTAACACTTAGGCTAATTGCATTAAAAAAAGCTACTTTCAAATCGCTTAAACTCATAACGTTATTTTCTTTAAAAAGTTATTCCATTTAGCAATCATCCAAAACTGTAAAGCCTCTATTTTATTTGCTATATACCTTAATCCTCTTACCATTACATTTTATTTTTTTGATAATCTATTCCGTAAAAACTGTGTACTCCATTACCATCTGCTACCGCAACTGCATAAGACTTCCAACCATAAGGATGGTCTTCTAGTCCTTTCCACATTACGTCAATGTGATATTTATCACTTAGTACATTAGGTGTTATTTCATTTCCCTCTGCGTCTTCTTGTCCTTTTTCTATTACGATATGACCTAACTTAACGATAGCGTGTCCACTTGTACTTAACCCATCTATTTTATCGTTAGCTTGTGACTCGTTTATAAATTCGTATTTACCTTGCTTGATCATAGTGTTGTTAGTGTTTGTAATTCTGTTTGAGTCAATACTCTATCATAAATCCTTGCATCGTATACCTTACCCTCAAAGAATCTCGTTGTTCCATCCTCATTTGCAAAATTAAATTCTAGCAATCCAGTCGGTACAATTCCGCTTGTGTCTGTGTTTTTTAACACACCGTTAAAATAAACCTTAAACTCATTTTCTTTAAACGATAAAGCTATTTTATTCTTTTGGTTTTCTGTGACGTTTGCTATAACATATTCAGATTGTGTGCTTCCGTTAAACACAGCCACATTAATAGCACCGTAAGTAGCTGTGTCGGCTTTAAATTCAAACCTTATATAGTTACTACTAGAATTATCGGATAACGTTATATTATTATAAGTGTTTAAAGGCTGTCCGTAATTGTTTACGTATAAGTAAATAGTCCCCTCTGTAATGTCGAATAGATTTACATCTCCAGCGTCTGTGCATTTATCTAGAGATCTAGTTGTTGCACTACCATCAGTTATTATTGTGCTACTCGCATACAAAGAGTCTATCTCAACTTGTCCTCCCCATACTGAAATATCTATGTCTGCACTTGTTGAATGCTGGCTTGCCCAAGTACCTATATATATGTATTTATTTAAACCGCTTCCTCTAGTTGCCTCTACACTTATTCTAGTCCATTGAGGAGTGATAGTGTGTTTAGTTATAGAGCTAGTATTCCCATAAAAACTTATATCTTGATTTACACCAGTATTACTCTTAACCCAAACACTACCAAAATAAGTACCGTTTCCAGTTGATGTTGTTGGAAACTCTATTAAAGAATAATCTGATCCAGTTACTGTCGTTTGTAATCTTGTTGCAGTTTTAGTGCCATCTGGAGCTATATCATAATCAGCAGTTAATGTAGGATTTGGACTACTACCAGCTACAGCAGAATAAGTATCCATACTCTTATTATTAATAGCGTGATTAGTCCTTGTAGGCTCCAACAACAAACTAGGACATTCGTCATTGTACCAGTCTAATCGTGGTATATCATTAGTCCCTACTCCTACCTCTTCAACCAAACCATCTTTACGCACCCTTGTACCCTTAGACCCTCTAACAAAAGTAAAGTCTCCAGTACCATCATTCGGTAATACAGAATATACTTTATCTTCTTTATATCCGCTTGGTATAAGTGCTAAAATAGGGTTATTCATCTTCTTTTTTTGGTAGCGATTCGTTTAGTATTCTTACAATCTCTTGAGCTTGTGCTAATACAGCAATCGGCAATGTGTTAATAACTTGATTTACTCTCTCGATTTGTTCTTTAGTAATTTCCATAATTAATTAAATTTATATTTCTATAAAGATAGTAATTATACTGGTAACTCTTCGTATTCGTCTTGATAGTCACTTGGCAAATAGCTCTCCATTTCAGTAATCTGATCTGCACTTAACTCTTCTTTGTAAAAGTCATTTGCTAAAACCCACTTAAAATGTTCTTTTATTATCTCTACATTTTCATCAGCACCTATTTGACTTAGTTGTTCTGGTATCTGTGAAGTGATTACCTCTTTGTGGCTTTCCTCTGTGTTTTCAGATGTTATTATATTTCTAAACATTATTTATGATTTTAATAATTCTACTTCTGCTTTTAATTCTTTTATTGCTTGTACTAATATCGGAACAAGTTTACCATAACTTAACTCTAGTTTATCTGGGTTGCTTTCGTAAACGAGTCTTAAAGTATCGTTGTCTAATTCCTTAACTTCTTGTGCTATGAATCCAAAGTCTTTTTTACCCTTGTTAGATGAGTAATATTCTTCTCCATCTTGATTTATCTCTGGTCTGTTATTCCAAACAAATTCTCTTGGCTGTAAAGCATCAATAAAAGCAAGTCCATATTCTAAATCTTTTATTTCTGACTTATCTCTTTCATCTGACAAAGATGTTATTGAGGTAACCGCACAGCGTAAAGTAGCTACACTTGAATTACCTAAAGTAACTTCATTTGAGGCAGAGCTTGAGCTTTCATTAGCAGCATAACCAACATTAGTAATGTTTTGTCCAGTTGCTGAGCTTCTACCAGTTCCAGCCCCTAAGTTTGTTCTAAAATATCCATTTGAATTTCCGTTATCAGCTTGCCATCCGATTGCGGTGTTATGTGATGCAGCAGTTTGGTCTTGAGTCCCTAATGCTTCATAACCGATAGCGGTATTTCTTTGCCCAGTTGTTTCTGCGTCTAATGCTCTAAAACCAACAACAGTATTATCATTACCACTTGTTTTAGCTCTAGCAGCCTCAAAACCAAGATAAGTATTATGGCTACCAGTATTATTTCTTCCAGCCTCATATCCAAGAGTAACATTAAAAGCACCAGTAGTATTAGCATATCCAGACCTATAACCTACATTAGTATTATTAGTTCCAGAAGTTTGAGAAAAACCAGCTTGGTAACCTATTGAAGTATGACCAGCAGCAGTATTGCTTTTTGCAACTTGATATCCAATACCAACAGAATTTACACCACCACCTCCGTTTAAAGCTTCATATCCTACGCCAACATTACCAGCACCAGCATTTGCCCAACCAGCTTGATAACCGATATAAACACCACTTTCAACGCTACTAAGTCTACCAGCTTGATAACCTATTGCAACAGAATTTTGACCAGCAGCTATATCAAAAGTATTAGCACCTATACAAACATTATTCTGTTTTGAAGTAGTAGTTATACCTTTACCAGCTTGAAAACCTACAAGAACATTATGCGTAGTTGTAGTAGCAACAAGCCCAGCATCATTACCTATAAAAGTATTATTAGTACCGCTTGTTAAAGCTGCTCCAGCATCTATACCCATTACAGTATTACCTTGTGGATTGCCACTTAAACCGCTAGGTACTTCTGCGACATAAAGTGAGTCAGTATCAATTAAACAATCACTTAAACCATTCAAGTCAGAGGCTCCACCGCCTCCTAAATTTGATGGTGCAATACGAACGTTATCACTACCATCATAACCGACTACAAAATCGACATCAGCCGAGTCAGTTTTTAAAGTAAATTCACTAAATTTTTTATTTGCCATTTTTTTTTATTTATTCTATTATTACGTATTCGTTGTTTTCAGTTATTACATAGTCTCCGTTTTCTGCTAATACTTCAAAAGCTGTTGTAGGGTCTATAAAATCTCTATAGACTATACCCCATCCTTTAGTATTATCTAAAGCACCTCTACCCCACCAAGTTGTTTCGTATATTTTACCGTAGCTCATTATTTTTTATTTTTTTCACTCTTTGTTTTATGAGAAGTTAAATACTTTAGTATCTTTTTTATATTCTCTTTTTTTATTTTATACTCCATATTTAAAAAACCCAACCTACGAAATTAGCAGTCTTATCTGGGTGCATATCTTCATTATTGTTTTCGTTATATTCTGGAAACTTAGACTGATTAAATGATAAATAATCTATAAATCGTCTAGTGTAAAACTCTGCGTACCCTCTATGCTTTTGTGCTAGAAAATCCACCTCGTCTTTAACTGGTACTTCGCTGTTTTCGCTAGTATGCTTAAACAAGCCGCCATTTTTTAACGTGTAAGGTGCAAAATACAAATATTCCACCATAGCGAAATGAATGAGCATTGGAGCTATATAGTCGTTTTTTAACTCTAAATAGTCTCCACTTAATGATCCAGCAATTATATCGTCACTTATTTTATTATAGAGCTTTGTGCCTAGATAGTTTTCTAGATTCATCCTTTGCCCTAGCTTACAAAACTGTATAATCTTGTCTGGATCTACGTTGCCATCAATTATGCTATTACGCTTTATATCGTCTATATCTACAAATAATGCTGTTGCCATATTAATTTTTTCTCCAATAGTTATTTTTAGCTGAGGCTATCTGTGCTACCTCTGGCTCGTTTACTGGCATTTTAGCCTCACTACGTAAACTAGGATCCAATTCGGCGATTTTCTTTCTTGCCTCGCTTACAGATATTCTCTCGTTGTTCTTTCTTAAATAAGTCTGTCTCATCCAATAATGGGAGCAGTTAACACCGCCCTTATATAACCAGATATTGTAAGTGCTTGATCCTGAGGGACTTAACTCTGAATTAGCACTACTCTCCTTATCTAAATCTTCCTTTCTATATACTTTCTTAGCAGACATCATCTTTTGACAAAAGTCTCTACTCTTACCTTTAGTGCTTCTACCAGCAGTATATACATATCTTACTTTTAATATACTTGTATCTTGCTCACTAACTTTATTAGGACTACTAGAAACGACACTAGCAAACTTAAGTGTTTTATGTATTAAGTCATCGTACTCATTAGCTGGTCTCTCGTCTATTAACTCATAGTCAGATAGGTCTTCGTCTTCTATATCCATTAAAGAGTCATACAGCTCTTTTTTTAGCTTTTCTACCTCTTCTAGCGGTACACAGTTAGGGACTTCTTTTCCATCCTTTATTTTAGTACCTATTTGCTCGTAACCATCCCAGCAAGGCTTTTTTAGATTATGACTTTCACAAGGCATATAATATGTAGTGCCATCTAACTCGTGTTCGTGGTAACCACTACAACCCATCTCCTTAGCTACTGCCTCAGCCTCTTCTATTGTTTCGTATGCTGTTCTTCCATCTATTTGTTTTGACAGTTTCTGCCCAGTCTCTTCTTCTACTTGCTCTTTTGTCATAGCATTTTCTAAGTCTACAAACTCTAGAGGCTGCAACGTTTTAAAATACAAGTTTAATGTAATACCGTTAAAAGCTAGAATATCGTTAAAAGCATTTATTAGTAGCTCTTGGAACGGTCTTATTACGGTATTGTCCATTAATATAGACGCAGTCTTTAACTCTTCTGCGTTATTACCTAAACCAGTTTGATCTTTAATACCTAATAGCATAGGACTTATAATTCTATGGCTTACCATTACTTTAGACTGTGACTCCTCGCTCAAAAACTGATACTGCTGATGAGCGTCTGATAGCTGTACTGTTTCTATCTCTGCTCCAGATTCTTTATTATCGTTGAAACTTAGTATAAAACGACCAGCATTACTAGATCCAGAGTATTTACGTCTAATATTGTTTTCTATATCTCTTCTCTGCTCTTCATCTGGCACACCGTTGTTAAAATTGATTAACATACTAGGAGCTAGTCCGTTTTTGATGTTGTTTAAATGATAGTTAGCTATATCCTCTTCAAGCTCTGCGTATTGCAAACCACCTTGATAGTCTACTGGAGAGTAATAATAATATCCAGCTCTATAAGGCTTTACGCAATATATCTCTATCTCATCGCTAGAAGTGCCAAATGCAGAAAATCTTTCTGGCTCTTCTGATGGTTTAACCTCATTCCAATCTGGCATATAATAGTAAGAGTCAATATCCCCATCTTCGTTTGCTTTACCAGCTCTTAGAGTCTCAATTGGGAAATGAGCTATCTCTATTATTTGTGTGTGGTTACTATTGTAAATAACTTGCATAGCACATTGACCCATTAACTTTAAGTCATAACATAGTTTACGTACACAAGTGTCTTTTAATAACGATCTCATTTGTGCGTATTCGTTTGGCTTCTTACTGCTGTCTGTTGCGTCTATCCCTCTACCAAATATCATTTGGCTTATCCCATTTATAGCTGCATTATTTGTAGGACTTCCGTTGTATCTATCTATCAAAAATTGATAGTAGTCGTTATCCTCTCCGTAAGCTACCCATTCCTTGTTTTTAAACTCTTTTATTTGTGGAGTAGTGTAACTGCTTAAATTTACTATTCTTAAATCTGTCATAATAAAATGTAATCGTTGTTGTAACTATCGTCTGTTACGTATTGGTCTTTATTTATCGAGTAGTAATCATTGTTCGATTGATTTATCGTTTGGCTAGTGCAGAATACTTTGTCTTTATATATGACTGTATCTGTGTTATGTAAACATACATCCATAACGTAAAAAGTATCTTTTTTTAACGTTCCAAATACCGCATCAAAACTCATATAGTTATGGTCTGTCGATGCAGTTGGATTTATTGTCACTACGCCTTTTGTGGTCTCATTCGTCAATTTAACGGTTATTTGTCCATCTACATACTGTCTCGGTATGACCTTTAAAGTTTTAGTTCCGCTTGTTCCTATAATCTTCATACTAATATAACGTAAGAATTAATTTTTTAGTAAAAAAAAAGAGGCGTAAACGCCTCCTCTTCTTATAAACCAATTATAATTACGGATTAATCTGTGTAGTAGACGTGTCAGCAGTTACTACGCTCTCAGTTACAAAAAACGCTGGAAATTGTTCTTGTGCGTTCATTGTTAAAGTGAATCCACTTAAATCTCCCATAGCAGCTCCAGTAACGATTGTTCCACCAGAACAGTCTGCACCGTGATATGCTCCTACAAGCAAATAATTATCATTATAGTCTTGGACTATTACGTGTGGTCTTCCTATTACTAAAATTCTTAGTTCTTCTAAAGTATCTTTATCTAGTTTTGTTAAAGTAAGATTTAACGTCTGATCAAAAAATGCAGTACCGTTTTCTCTACTTGCGGTAATTGTCTGATCTAAACTAGAATTGCCTTTTACCTCAAACTTGAAAAAGTCTGGAGATCCACCAAACCCAGTCACTTCGTAGGCAGTTTCAGTAATCCCAGTTAAAGCTCCTAGTGTGCCATAGTCTGCGAAATAAACCGCTTTAATGCCACCTACAGAATCTTTACAAGGTACTGTTCTACCAGTAGTTAATGTACAACTCATATTATTATTTTATTAAAAAAGGGTAGGTAAGACTATTCCAACCTACCCCTTATATGTTAAACCTCTATTATTATGCTAGTGTCTGTAGCACTAAGTCACTACCGATACCATACTGTACACCAGAAGTAAAACGCATAATTACTCTTACATTTTGATCTCCTAGAGTCTCACTGGTGTCTACGAGGCGGACTTCTTGGTGATCACTTAAAAGCGATGTGCCAAAGAATAAGTTGGAAGCCTCTCCAGCTACAATGTGATCTGCTGGCATACCAGGAGCGTGTTGAATTTTAATACCCTCAAACGCTAAAGCATTACCTTGATTATACCATTGTGTACCTTTATTATCTGTACCAGCAGCACCTAATCCAGCAGCACCAAAGCCACCTAAAGCACGTACATACGCTTGTAAAGCAGCAGTAGGTACATAAATAGTTAAGTCTTCTTTTCCATAAACAGCAGAAGGAATAGCGTCTACTACGTTTCCTAGTAGTGTAATGATGTTTCCAGATCCGTAAGCAGTTTCGCCACCATTAGCAGCGTCATTTACAGTTCCATCAGCACCCATAAGTACTGTGAATCCATCAAACTCTCCAGCGTTTCCGTTTACTCCACCCCAAATAGTTTGCTCAGTCTTTTCAGCAACTTTAGCAGCAACGTGTCCGATTAAGAAATCAGAAAAGGCTGGAGGCATATTATCAAATGCAGAATATCCCATTTGTACCGCTTCCCAATCACTTCTGAAATCTTTCTTACATAACTGTAGGTTTACTTGAAACTCTTCTGGTTGTAAAATTCTTTCAGTCAATGTAAGTACGTCTGCACTTAAATCAAAGTCACAAGTAGCGTCTGCGATTAATGCACCGCTATCTACTTTTTTAATTACCTCTTTGTACTTTACGTTAGGCTTAATAGTGATTGCACCATCGCTTAACGTTTTTCCGCTCAATAACGCAGCCGATATATATTTACCAGCAAATTCTCCAGCATAAGTTGTTGTTAGGCTGTTTAGAGAATTATCAACGTCAGTTAAATTTACTTTTCTTCTCATTTTACTTTAAAATGTTTAATACTCTATCAAGAGTAGTTGTTTGTCTATTTTGTGAGAATCTAATCTCTTGTTTTTTCTTTGTGTTTCTTTCTGGATTGTGTCTAAACTTTCTGCTCATTGCAGTCTTTTCTTCTTCTTCTTCTTTTTTCTCTTCTTTCTTCTCAGCGTCTTCGAATTTTTTCTTTAGTTTTTTCAACTCTTCTTTTACTTCTTCGATTGCTGGTGCAACTACCTCAACTACTGCCTCTACAATAGCCTCTACTTCTGGTGCAATTTCTTCTGGCACTTCAGTCTCGATAACTTCGTCTTCTGCTTCTACTGCAACCTCTCCGATAGATGCGATAATACCCTCTTCCTCTACAATTAGAGAACGACCATCCTCCAATTTGTACTCTCCGATTGGTAACGCTACCTTTTCATCGTCAGTTTTAATAAAAACAGATGCTCCAGCCTCAAAACTTTCAGCCTCCAAAACTGTACCGTTGTCTAACTTCATCTCAGCTAGATTAATCGTTGCGTTTAGTAACGCTTTGATTTTCGATAACATTTCTGTTGTTTTCATATTGATTATTTATTTATTAATTATTTGTATTCATTTTTAATTGTTGAATTCGTTTGCTAATTCGTATAAATCGTTAGTTCGTTTTGCAGACTTACTACAGCAGCAGCATTGTCCTCAGCCTCTATAAATTTTTCTCGTCCATCTCTATATGCCTCGCTTTGATCTGCGTCTATACCTAAGTCACTAGCCATCCCCTCAAAAGACCCTAACGCTTGTTCTAGCTTATCTCTGTTGTCTATGTAACTTTGTAATTTGTCCTCTAGAGAATCGAAGTTAGATATAAAAGCATTTGATACATCCCTAGCTTGAGACACTATACTTTTTAACTCAGATTCATTATTT